TCAGTAAAAAAGCAATGATGCATTTCAAACACACACAAGAATTGTTTGACAAGTTTAGAGATAACTACTTTAGGCCTGATATGTGTGCTGGTTACAACTGGCATAAGAATGTTGCAGATATGCATAGCAAAAAGTTCATCACACCATACTTAACTGATAGTGTCAAGAACTTTTTCTATAGTAAGAGTTGGGATGAACTGAATAAACCTTCTCAAAAGCATCATGTGAGAAATGCATTCGATGAATTTAAATTGATAGGAAATGTAAAAAAGCACTTGAACTTACAGATAGATTGTGGTATAATAGAGTTATTCGAATCATTGATAGATGATCCGCAAGTAAACTTTAAGAATAGAAAAAGAATAATGGATATATGTAGAGATTGGCACGTGCTAAATAGTACGAATACTTTAGAGGAGTTTTTCGTATGAAATATCAAAAATACAATTTACAAGATGTGTATGATGCTGAGGCACAGAACAAGTTTAACGTAATATCCACCTTTGCAGGTGGTGGTGGTTCTTCTACTGGTTATCGTTTGGCGGGTGGTAAAATCCTATGTGTTAATGAGTTTGTACAAGAAGCAAGAAACACATATGCAGAGAACTATCCAAATACACCTATTCTACCTGATGATATAAAAGAACTTACAGGACAGGATTTACTTACAGCTGCTAACATTGGAGTTGGTGAAGTTGATATTCTAGATGGTTCTCCACCATGTTCTGCGTTCTCTATGTCTGGAGCTGTTGTTCAAGGTGGTGGTCATACTAAAGGTTTTGGTAAAACTAAAAAGTATTCTGATGGTAAGAAAGTAGAAAACATTGAGGATTTGTTTTTTGAGTTTCTTAGAGTTGCTGAAGAGATTAAACCAAAAGTAATTGTTGCTGAGAATGTGGCAGGTCTTATGATGGGTGAAGCAAAACAATACTACTACAAAATTACAAATACATTTGAGAAGATTGGTTATGATGTATCTTCTATGGTTTTGGACTCATCACATTATGGTGTACCACAAACAAGAAAGAGAGTTATTTTTATCGCTGTTCGCGAAGATGTGACTGAAGCTATTGGTCTTACCTTTATGAATATTGCTGGTATATTTCCAGACAAATTTACTGATGCAATTACTTGTGGTGATGCATTTAGTGACCTAGAATACGATGAAGAAGAAATAAAGATGTTAACTGAAAAGTTTGCAAAGGGTTCTCATTTTGAGACAGCATCTAAGATGCCACTTGATCCTGAGAAAGTATTAACTGGCTGTGATTATCATCCAAAGGGTCATCACTTCAATATGAAAAGAATTTCAAGACACAAACCATCTCCTACTATCACAGCTTCTGGCGGTTGCATTCATTGGAGTGAGATGAGAAAACTAGCATTGTGTGAGTCCAGACGAGCAATGTCCTTACCAGATGATTTTAAATTAACAGGTAAGTGGGAACAAAAGTCTGAAAGGATGGGACGTATGGTTCCACCTTTGATGATGAAGGCTGTAGCAGATGCAGTATATAATAATGTAATTAAACCTTATAAGGAGTTAAATAATGGCTGATTTTACTTTTGCCCATCGTGAAGAGGGTTTTGATGAACACATTGAACAATCAATTCGTGGATATTCTAACTTATTAGATGATGTAATTAGTTTGTCACGATACTTTGTAGAAGATGATACAAATGTAGTTGACATTGGATGTTCAACAGGTAAACTAACAAAGGCTATGATTGAATATAATCAAGATCACTGTGTCAATGGTAATTGGATTGGTGTTGAAATTGCTGATGGTTTTATTAATGACCTAGAAGATAGACAAAAAGAAATAACTAATGGCTCAAGTAATTTTGCCGAGGTAGATTTTATCATGGAAGATGTTCGTGATTATGATTTTAATAATTGTTCCTTGGTTACATCTATTTTTACTTTACAATTCATGCCAAAGAAAGATAGAAGAGAAGTTATTAGTAACATCTATGATGGATTAAATGAGGGTGGTGCTTTTATATTCTCTGAGAAGACTGTATGTGAAAGTGCACTTGTACAAGATATGATTACATTTAACTATTATGATTATAAGAGAAAGTCTTTTACCACAGATGATATTATGGATAAAGAAAGAACATTAAGAAACATGATGAAACCTAATACTTGGGAAGAAATCATAGATATGCTTTCATATGCAGGGTTCAAAGACATTCAACCATTTTGGCGCAACCACGCTTTCGTTGGTGCGTTAGCAATCAAATAGGAAAAGAAATGAAAACATTATTAAAAAGTGAAACTAAAGATTGGTTTGAGGAAGTAACCGCAGATGGCGTTCGCCGTATTCGTATTGAAACTTCTACAAAAACTCATTTTTCAGAAGACACAGAACAAAAACACAACCCAACAAAATGTTTAAACGTGGAGTATATATAAATGGACTTATTGAAAGACTATCAAAGTTTTGTAGATGAAGTGACAAGTGACCAATCTAAGAATTTACCTGATATGATTGAAGCTTTAGAAATATTAGAAGAACAGGGAGTTAATCCAGCAAGGTTACTTACTGCTGCAACTGGTCTTGCAGGCGAATGTGGTGAATTTAACGAGATAGTTAAGAAGTGTTTGTTCCAAGGAAAGTCTATGGATGAAGATAGAATTATTCATTTGCGCAAAGAGCTCGGTGATATAATCTGGTACATTGCCCAAGCTTGCCTGGCCCTAAATACTAACATAGAAGAAATAATTGATATGAACACGGTGAAGTTAGAGTCTCGTTATCCAGGCGGGTTTGATGCTTTTCGTTCAGAGAATAGAAAAGAAGGTGACATATGATGAATGATTTTTTAAAAGACATTATCAAACAAACAGGCAACGAGTATGCAGCACTAGTGAGTGATGGTGTTGAGGCAGGGGATGTAGATTCATTTATTGATACGGGAAGTTACATTTTTAATGCACTACTTTCTGGTAGTATCTATGGTGGTCTAGCAGCGAACAAAATTACAGCTATCGCTGGAGAGAGTGCAACTGGTAAGACATTCTTTCTTATGGGTATGGTTAAATCGTTTCTAGATGAAAATCCAGACGCTGGTGTTCTATACTTTGAATCTGAAAGTGCAATTACAAAACAGATGGTAGTTGACAGGGGTATTGATCCCACACGAATGGTTATCATTCCAGTAACAACTGTACAAGAGTTTCGTACACAGGCAATCAAGATATTGGATATTTATCTTGCAAAGAAAGAATCAGATCGTAAACCAATTATGTTGTGTCTAGATTCATTGGGTATGTTGTCTACTACCAAAGAAGTTGAAGATACTACTGATGGTAAAGAAACAAGAGATATGACAAGGGCTCAAGTATTGAAGGCTGCATTTCGTGTATTGACTTTGAAACTTGGTCGTGCAAAAGTACCTATGGTTGTTACTAATCATACATATGACACAATGGGTTCTATGTTCCCAACTAAAGAGATGGGTGGTGGTTCTGGACTGAAGTATGCAGCTTCATCTATTGTCTTCCTATCTAAGAAGAAAGATAAGAATGGCACAGAGGTTGTTGGTAATATTGTTCACTGTAAGAACCACAAGTCACGTTTGACAATTGAGAACAGAATGGTAGATGTTCGTCTGTCATATGAAAAGGGTCTTGATAGGTATTATGGATTGTTAGAACTTGCTCTCAAGTATGGTATATTTAAACAGATGTCAACTCGTATTGAATTACCAGATGGTACTACACAGTTTGGTAAAACTATTAATAATAATCCAGAAAAATACTTTACAGAAGAAGTGATGAAATTGATTGATGCTGCAGCTGGTAAAGAGTTCAAGTATGGTACAACGGATATACCTTTAGAGGATGAAGAAGTGGAAGCGGAAGTGATAGAGTCCTAATGGAAAACTATATTCGAAGATATGATAATGTGTTATCACCAGAGTTATGTGATTCTTTAATTGAAAGGTTTGAAAATAATCCAGATCAATATGAAAAGCATCAGCAAGGTGAAATGTCTTTTACCCAGATACATTTATTAAAACATAAAGAGTGGCATGATGATGCTCAAACTGTTGTTAATGGTCTACATGGGTGTGTAGATCAATACAAAACAGAATGCAAAGTTGTTGGTAATATGTGGCCTGAAAAATTTAATCTTGAACCATTACGAATGAAAAGATATTTACCAGATGGTACTGATCAATTTGGTGATCATGTTGATGTGAATAGTCACGAATCTGCAAGAAGGTTTCTAGTATTCTTTTTATACCTAGATGATAATAAAAAGGGAAGTACTTCTTTTCCACAACATGATATGTCATCTGATTGTGATAAAGGTTCTTGCTTAATATTTCCGCCAATGTGGCCTTGGCTTCATGCTGGTGAAAAACCAATAGACAAACCAAAATATATTTTAGGGAGCTATTTACACTATGTCTAAACTTTTAAATTCACAAGGTATACCAATCGAGAAAAAGCTTGATCAATCACAGTTACCTACTATGGAACAAATCCTAAAAGACCCAATCACAGAAAAATTTGTATTTTTGGAAAGTAAAGATATTCCAAATCAGACCTGTATTGGTTTGACAGAACTGACAGATTACTCAGGAGTGGTCTACAAGTATGGAAAAGTCACACTTCCTGATGAGTCTGCATTATCTGCTAATGAGCACTTGAACTTAAAGTTTGATTATGATATACTAGACACTAATGGAATCTCTAAGGAGATTCTAGAAGGAAAAGAGTTTCATAAATTAATCGGTGACATTCTTTATCATGTTATCATAGCACAATCAGAGGATGCACAACTTGAACCAGACAATAGAACGGACGACGCTGAGCAATTTAGTAGCTAATGAGGAATATTGTAGAAAGGTTTTGCCTTTCATTAAGTCTGCATATTTTACAGTAAAAGAAGAAAGAATTATTTTTGATGAAATCAATAGCTTTGTAGATAAGTATAGAAAGATTCCCACAAAAATATCTTTAGAGATTGAGGTTGAGCAAAGAAAAGATTTAACTGAAAACGAACACTCTAAGATTGTAGAAATCATACAGACACTAGATAGTACAGATGTTGATATGGATTGGTTGTTAGATACAACTGAAAAGTTCTGTAAAGATAAAGCAATATACAATGCAATTGTTGATGGCATATCTATTATTGATGGGAAAGATAAAGACCGAACTCCTGATTCTATTCCAAGCATTCTAACTGATGCTTTGGCTGTATCTTTTGATAATGCTGTGGGTCACGATTACCTACAGGATTCAGATTCAAGATTTGACTTTTACCATAGGGTAGAGGAACGTGTTCCTTTCGATCTAGAGTTTTTCAATAAGA